TGGGAACGCTTCAATGGTCTTAACACTATCACTCTTGGTGGCTTTATCAATCAATCCTATCAAGAAAACGGCGCGGAAGGGTGTGCTATTGATGTGATAGGAGTCGGGGCTGGCGTTGCAGATTGGTTACAGAAGCAGGGGATGCGGAACCTCTACATGGTAAACGTGGCTAATTCAAGTTCTGATATGTCTAAGTACGACAGATTGAGAGACGAACTTTGGTGTAGGGTTAGGGATAAGTGCTTACTTGGTCTTTACAGCTTTCCTGACATTAAGAAGCCACAGGATACACTTTCAATGGGACAGGAGTTGGCAAATGAACTCGCGTCAGTCAGATACAGCTTCAATAATCACGGCGGAATTAAGGTCGAATCAAAAAAGGAGCTCAAGGCACGGGGCATTTCCAGCCCCAATATCGCCGATGCCCTTTGTTTATCTGAGTACTTTGCTAATGTATCAACCAGAGTATTCAAAAGACATAGAGATAAATCTCGAGATGTTGTTCGACCCTGGGAAAGCGCTGTGGTAGGATTGCGAAGGAGCAAACAGGGACCTTGGAGACGGCAGAACTGGATGGCAATGTAATGAGAATTGTCAAAAAATTTGACCGTTCTTTGTGTTTTTACGTCTGCTTTATCGCCTCAACCTGATTAAGACGAGCAATGGCAGTGAAAATAACAAACGAAGGAGAAATTTAAAATGGGTAGAGTATCGGATTACATTATTCAGAAGCTTCTCTCAGAAGGACAAAAGTCAAGGAATTCTGAGGGTGTGATTTCACCTGGATACGCACAACAGCAAGGACAGCAGTATTCTCCTGGCCCCTCTCAGGAAGAGTTAATGCAGATCGCCGCGGCTCAGGGAGGCAATGCGGGTAACACAGCGCAGGGAGGTGCCGCTACCCCTCAGGGCACGGATCCACGAGTCGACTTTATTGCCAAGAAGTTGGCTCTGATTGAAGGAAGTCCGGCTGATAAATATCAAATCTTTATTCAGCTGCTTCCTCAGATTGCCGAAATACTTGGTGCTGTGGCTGCTGGGGCAGCTCCGGCGCAGGAGATGCAGGGATCTCCGTATGAAGTTTCTGGAAACATTTTGGGAATTAGGTAAACCTGAGGCGCTACAACGCGGCGGCGTAAGCAGGTTGGATGTTTTATCGCCTTCTTTATCGCCTTCCTGCTAGCGAGACGAGCAAGGCCAGAAATAGAGGTATTTATAAATGCCAGCAAAAGTGATAAAGTTACCATCTGGAGGATACCAAGTACGTACTCCTAATGCAGTTCATGCTCGTAATACATCTTTGAAGAAGGCTAAAGCGCAGCAAAGACTTTTGAACGCTATTGAGTATAATCCGGAGTTTGCTGAGATTATGCGATCTAAGCGTAAGAGCAAAGTAAAGAGCAAAGTTGCCAGACCGAGGGAATAGTAGCTATTGTAGCTGACAGTATTCTTAACCAGTTATTTGCACAGGAACTCAAATGAACTACGAAGATGATTCTGCAATTCAAACCAAGCCTGCTGGTTCTTCTGTAGAGGACGATTCTGATCTTCTTAATAAGTTGATCGAATGGCTTCGCAATACCGAATCAGCAATGTCTGAGAGTGACTGGCGTGTATATGCGAAAGAGGCTTATGATTTCTATGCGGGTAAACAGGATACTGATGAGGTCGTAGCGATACTCGAAAGTCAGAATCGTCCAGTATCAGTGTATAATGAGATAAAGCCTAAAATTGATATGCTGATCGGGCTTGCTTCGCAGAATAGAAAAGAGCCAATGGTGTTTCCTGTTGAGTCAAATGATGCCGCCCTGTCAGAGTTGGCAAATGGTGCCTTTAAACACTTTCGGCGAGTTGGTCGAGTTGCTCGAAATGAGATAGAGTGCTTCGAGCATATGGTTAAGTCTGGACGCTCGCTGCTGCATTTCTACATTTCCGGCGAAGATCCGTATAATCCCGAAATAAGAAGCAAGCGCATACACGGAAGGGACTTCTGGATTGATCCCTTCTCTGTTGAATATGACCTTTCTGACGCCAGGTATATCTTTGTTGATAAGTACTTTACAAAGGAAGATCTTGAGTATTATTTTCCAGATCTCGATGCTGACGAGATTTCACAGCTTTCAATGTCTAATCCTAACAACCCCTCTTTCTACTCACAAGAACGAGACCTCTATCGCGTTACTGAGTGCTGGTATAGAAAGATTGAGAAGGTTTATTGGGTACAGAATCCTTTGATTCAGCGAAGTGAGCCCCTTACAGAGGAGGAATACACCTCTTTTATAAAGAAGATCAAGGACGGAATTACACTTCCTGATGGGACTGTCCTTAAAAAGGATCAATTCCCGGCCGTTGCTAAGTTGAGAAAAACTATTCATTACGCTATTTTCTCTAACACCAAGATCATTGCAAAAGGACCATCTCCTTATAAACACGGTGAGTTTCCCTATATACTCTTTGGAGCCTATAGGGACGATGACGAGAATAGATGGTTTGGTGCCATCGAGGCAATGAAAGATCCTCAGAGAGGAATCAATGTCATGCGAAGGCAGTTGCAATACCTGCTGCAGACGGCTCCGAAGGGAATATTCATGCACGAAACAGGCATGGTTCTTGATATTGAGAACTATGAAAAGCGGTCAGCTGAGCCTAACTTCCATATGGAGTTGGCACAGGGTGCACTGAGTCAGGGGCGTGTTAAGTTTTCTACGCAGCCGCAGATCAGTCCTATATATGCGCAGTTGGTCAGCATGGACACACAGATGATGAAGGACGCATCTGGTATTCAAGACTCCTTGATGGGAGTGCAGACCTCGTCACGAGAGCCTGGGATTACGGTGAGAATGAGGCAGGAGACTGGACTTGCTGTTCTTTTTACCTTGTTTGATAACTATAGAGAGTCGAGACTTCAGGCTGGAAGACAACTTCTTTCTTTGATTCAGCAATACGTCACAGAACGTCATTTGATAAGGATCGAAGGTGAGGAAGGTGCTAAACTTATTGAGATCAATTCTCAGAAGGACAAGAATCTTCCTGGTTTCAACGATATATCTGTAGGTAAGTATGACCTGGTCGTTGATGAGGCTGTAGAGAATCAGACAATGCGTATGGCTATAATGCAGATGTTGACTGAGTACAGTCAAAACAATCCTGGAAGTATCCCTCCCGATCTCATCATGGAGTACAGCGATCTCCCACTTTCTGCTGTTAAGAAAGTCAGAGATTACACTCAGATGATGCTGGACAGGGAGGAGCGATTGAAGATGGCATCTGTTCAAGCAAGTCAGCAGAGTTCAGAACAGAAGGCTGTGTTAGAAAAGATGGGTCTTGATGTTAAAATGCAGATTGCTGAACTTAATGCAAGTTTGCAGCTACTTATTGCGCAGATGACTAATAAAGAGGAAATGGATCAGACTTTAATAAAAGAAGTGTTTAGAAGGGACACCGCTCTTGACAAGGCGGAAATTCTAAGCAAAGACAAACAAAATTTAAAGGAGCACAAGGAGGGATAAGTTATGGCATTTACTGCAGAGGATTTGATGGAGTTGCAAAAGGAAGCTGAGGCAATCCATGCCGCTTCGTTTGCTAACGAGAAGGAGGACGGATCCGAGCAAAAAGACATGTGTGTAAGTTCTGGAAGTGATAAGACCGATGCCGGCCTTGACAAAGGCGACACTACCAAAGCGGAGGGTGATAAAGGTGGCGAAGCAAAAGCAAAAGAAGATGAAAAAGGAGGCGCCGGTAGAGAAGAGGCCGGTAAAGAAGGCAAAGATCAAAAAGAAGAAGTAATTACTGATGACGAGGAGGTTCGGGAACTTAGAGAAATTACTCGTGCACAGAAGATGGAGCTTGACAGAATAACAAGAGAGTATGAACGCCTTAATAAAATTCTCAAAGATAAGGGTCTTATCGATGAGGAAGATGAAAAGGCTACCAGAGAGCAGGAATTGTTTGCTCGTGCTAACTACGAAAGACGGCTATCCGCGCTCAGTGACATCTTAGAGGTAATGCGAGTCAACCCTAAGTATGAGGACGTTGACGAAGTTGTTTCTCAAAGACACTTTGATGATATGGTAGCAGCACTGACCAAGTATCACGTTAGTCAGCAGGGTGGTAATCCTCAGCAAGTGGCAATCGAGATTGAGAAGGAGATTTGGAGTCTTTCCAATCCATACAAGTATATGTACGACATGATCAAGAAATACCATCCTGAGTACACTACAAAGAACGAACCTCCTAAGGGTGGAGCGGAACGAAAACAGTCAGTTACGAAAGAAAAAGTAGAAGCTACTGTAAAGGAATTCAAGGAGCAAGCAATGAGCTTACAAGACCTCCCAGGAGGCAGCGGTAAGGATGGCGGTGGGTGGACCGCAGCTAAAATAGATGCAATGGATGAAGAAGAGTTATCGAAGGTACCCAAGGACATATACGCTAAGTATATGCGCGGGGAACTTCAGTAACCTATTTTTAAGATAAAGGAGAAAACGAATGAGTGGCTATCCTAAAACTCAGTTTGCAACGAATGATTCTCTGACCAGGAAGAAATGGGCACGAGATCTTTTCAGCGTTCTTCTTCCGGCTACCGAGTTCAACGATCTCGTTGGGAAAGATAGCAATGCTATTATCCAGATGAGAACTGAACTGGCTAAGGGAGAGGGTGATACTATTACCTTTGGACTGCGCCTGCCCCTGACTGGGACTGGTGTTCAGGGCAACGATCCTGTCGAGGGAAATGAAGAGCGGCTTGTCTTCAAGAACTTCTCTGTTACCCTGAATGAGCTCAACCACGCTGTCGATACTGGCGGTCGTATGGAAGAGCAGCGTGTTCCTTATAACCTTCTTGAAGAAGGCAAGAATGGTCTGCAGGATTGGTGGGCTTCGAAGTTGTCTGACTATGCATTTGCCGTTCTTTGCGGCGACACGAGCTTTGAAATGGTTCCTGGGAAAGGCACGTTCGGAACGGCCATTACTGCCCCGTCCACCTATCATCATCTTAAGATGAATGATGTGGAGGAAGCTTCCATGACCAGCGCTGATATGCTCGATCTTTCGTTCCTTAATCGAATGAAGCAGCGCGCAGAAGTTCCGATTCCCGGAACCAACTGCTATAAGGTTCGTCCGCTTAAGATTGGCGGTAAGAGCTATTTTAGGGTTATCCTCCATACCTACGTTTTCGATGCTCTTCGTGAGAACACTAACGTGGGACAGTGGGGTGACCTGCTTCGGGCTGCCAACAAACTGGCTATTCCCGGTGTTGAGATCGAATACAACGGCATGCTGATCTCCAAGTCCGAGCGTATCCGCTCCCCGTATACTGGTGTCTACAGAAACATTCTTCTTGGCTGCCAGGCTGCTGTGTTTGGTTGGGGAGGTGCTGGTGAATCGAAGTCTACCACGATGGCGTTTGTTCCGTATCAGCAGGATGCCAATCGCTTCATGATGGTTAGAGGAGGCGGTATCTTTGGTATGGCTAAGTCTATTTTCAACTCCGAGGACTATGGTGTGATTGTCGGCTCTTCCTATGGCGCGGCTATCGGTTAAGGAGGTTTTCTAATGGCTAACACGGATTACTACACCAATGCTTTCGCGGATAATTACAGGCTGGCTAAAAGCCGCCTGCTGATTAGCCCATCGGACGGGACCTACAATCTTATTCGGATTCCTAAGTATGCCTTTGTGAAGGATGTCTGGCTTCAGGTCACAGAGGCT